CTGTATTTTTTTTGAACACAAAGATTTGTAATATAGCAACTATTTTTATTTTTTTTAGAAAATAAATCTATAGTTATAGTTCCAGCTACTATGTTATTAATATAAAAACAAAATATTTTGCTGTTCTTTTTCAACAAATATTGAACAAATCTTTCTAGTTCTATTTTAGCTATAAAAAATACACCTATTTCTTTAAGGCAATCAGAATAGCCATTGTATATATCATTTAATGACAATTCTTTAATTTCCATAAATATAATCCGTTATTAACGAAGCTGTTTTTTCCCATGTTAATTTTTTCATTTCATCGTATGCCTTTTTATTAAAATTATTTTTAAGGTTTTTCACCTTGATCATTTTACTTGCAAATTGATTTATAAAATTGTCATCAAGATTTGGCCAATATCCTTGACCAAAAAACCATTTATTATCATATGCTTTTACTAATTTATCTACATTTACCAATTCACATATTTCATTGTTTATAAATTCTTTATGAGCAGTAGCATTTGTAGCTATACAATTTTTTCCCATAGAAAGCATTTCTGCTAATTCCATATTCCATCCTTCAGCCCTAGCAGGAAAAACACCACAATCTGCATATGACATCAATTCAAATAATTCTTGTTGTGTTTTAAATCTATGGCTAATCTTTATTCTTTTGTCAGAAGAATAATAGCTTTCCCAATTATTTCTTTCTTCTTCGTTTAAAAACGGATTGTCACAATGCATTATAAGTTCAACATCATTGTCAGATGGGAATGCCTTTTGAAAAGCTTTTATTAAAATGTCATGACCTTTTCTTATTTCCCATTTACCAACATTTAAAAATGTAAATTTGTTTTTGTTTAATGCTTGCTTTGGTTTATCAAAAATAGAATGATCAACACCAAACGGAGTTTTAAATATTTTTGTTTTAACACCAGAGTTTATAGCTATATCAACAGCCCATTGAGTTGGCAAAAAAATTATATCCATACAATTCATTTGATGAACTTCATGTTTTTGTAGTGGCTCTAATTCAAATATTGGTAATGCAGTTCTAATTCCTTTAGATGGATGCATAGATAAATCATTTTGATGCCAAATTTTTAAACTTGAAGCATCTTTATCATAAAAATCAGACTTTTTATTTAAATCTTCAAAAAATTGATAATCATTTATAGATTTGTCTATTTGTCCTATTGGCCATAAAAAAACATCGAGCTTTTTAGCAATTTCTTTAACTATGTTCGTAGATACTATTCCATATCCAAGTTGGTTAACTGGACATACTATATTAATCTTTTTCATTCGTCTTCTTTTCTAGCAAAACAACCCCAGACATTTCCATTTCAATAAGTCTAGCAGCTTTTTTTTCTGCTCTTTGCCATTTATCTTCTTCATAGGTCATTATTAAAGACCTTTTCTTTTTGTCTGGGAGAATGCCCCATATTTCATAGTATACGGACATAGCAGACTCCTATATTGAGACTGCTATTAAATACACTTTTTTTTATGACAATGTTTTAATGAACTTCTCTAACTTTATGCCAAAAATTTCTTTTAGATAACCTTTTTGACACAAATTGAATATACAAGAGTCTAACTCTTTTGATCCAAAACGACCAATTGATTCAGATGGTTTTTGCTTAAAGTATAAATTTAACTTTTCTTGTATTTCATTTTTAGTTAATAGGCAATCGTCTGGAAGTATTTGATATAAAATGCTTTCGATTGATGTATCAAACTTTTGACCAGTTCTACCATTTCTTTTTGCATAATGTGTCTTCATAACATTGCCTCCGTTATGAAGTCATTATAGAAATTTTAAGATGGTTTGTCTATTTCGGTGTTTTGTTTTTTTCTTAAAAAATCAAACTTTGCTTTGTTTAAATCTGTTATAAACTCATATAAATCACTTATGTTTAATTTATAAGAATGTTTATTTATAAACAAAGTAATGTCATTATTTTCTTCTGCTGTTTTTACTTTAAAATTAAACATTACCATTCTCTAGGACTTGGTGAATTTTCCCATTGAAAATCATGAATTGTTTTACCAAAAAGATGAGCTATTTCATGTTGTATTAAAGCCGATTCAAAAAGATTTGTTTTGTTTATATCCATGTTTTCAAGTTGACCAAAAAACATTTCTTCTTTTGAATAATCAGATTTTACTTTTATCCAATCATGTCTAAAAACGGTGAGTCTTTGATCTGGAAAACTTAAACACTCTTCTTCATGAGCAAACTTTGATTTTGAAAAATCTGTAATTACTGGATTTATCAAAATTAGCGGTTTATTTTTTATTAAAACAACTACTACAGAAGCATTAATTCCAAGCTGATTAGCAGCTATTCCAGCTGCTTTATTCTTATTTTTTTTATTAAAATCTTGTATAAAAACAACAAGTCTTCTTGCTATTTTTCTACCTTCTTTTATGTTTATAAAATTGCATTTTGTCTTAAGAAGTGGATTTTCCGTTAGAATCCTCATTCAAATATTCCTCTATGTCTTTATTTATCTGTTTAGTTTTAACAAGTCCTGGTGGTATTACAGCAAATCTACATGCTCCGTCCATTTCTATTTCTTGATCTAAAATAGCACATGCATTTTCAGATTTATGTAACGCACAATTACCGCATTTTACGCCAATATCTTTTGTTGAGTTAGTAGAAGCGCCCTCATAACCAACCCAAATACCTTCGCCTTTATCTAAAGGACCAATTTTTTCAGCAAGAGAAAGCAATGCATTAGCTAATTCCTTTTCATCATCACTTAAACTATCGTAAAGACTTTTTCCAGCCCATTCAGCAGCTTTTTCACGCATAATTTTTGCAAACTTTTCTGGCCCTTCAATAGCCACGCCTTGTTTAATAGCTTGATTCTTTCCCTCTTTGCCAGTATAGCATTTGCCTTGATCGCCCCATTTCCAACCGTTTTTACCATTGTCGCTGCATTTTTTTAATGGCATAACAATCTCCTAACTATAAGTTTACAAATTTTTAAGAAATATTTTTCCTTAAAATTAGATTTCATCGCATTTACATCCTTGTGAACCCATTGAATATTTTCCTTAGTGTATCCTAAATCATTATCTATTCTATCCATAGAAGCAGTTCCTAAATGATAAATTTCTTTACCGTTTTTTCTGCATAAATATTTTAAATGAGTTATTTTTATTCCTGTGTAAATACATCTTCTATTTTGTTTTAGGAAAATATCCCAAGCTTCTTCTTTAGTTATATTAAATTCTATATTTCTTTTTTTTGCGTTTTTTTTAGCTAAAGCCCAATATTTACCAGATATTTCTCCGACTGTTGAATTATTATATGCTTTTCTAGACATAATACCCCTAGTATTAAATACACTATACTAGAGGATTATTTGCTTGTTTAAGTTGGACCTATTGGGTTACTAAAATTAACAGCGCTTTTATTGCATCCGCAACCACCTTGTTTTGGTTGTGCTTGATTAACTTGATTAACCTGTCCTGCTATATTTTGTGGAATAGGAGCATTAAATATATCCCATTTTCCAGCAGGGCATTTTTCAGAAGCCCATGTATTTTTGATATTTAAAAAACAACCACATAGCTTGCATGTTCCTTCTGGAGTTTTATTTTCGCAAGAGTTACATATATTCATTCTGTCATGAAATACATTTAATGGAACACGCTGAAATCCAGTAGCTGCATGTTTAACAACTGCTTTTGTAAAATTAACAGCTTTTTGAAATATACCAGGTACTGGTTCGCTCATGGTCGATACTCCACTTTTAACCTATAATCTCTACAGTCTTTTATAACATTTTTATTATATGATTTCCAGCTTTTCAAATGCCCAAAAACAAAATGACATGTTTCGCATAAAACTACCAAATTAGATTCTTCAAGCTCTAAAGTTTTATCTATGCTAAATGGTATTATGTGATGACAAGTAAGTTCCTTTTTTACTCCGCACGACAAGCACTCACCGCTTTCTTTTATAAGTTTATCTCTTAACGATGACCATTTTCCTGATCTTGGAGTTCCAAAGAATATTGATTTTAAAAAATTAATCATTGTTTATTTTTAATTCTTTTGTTTCAAATTTTGATAAAACCATATCTCTTCTTTTGTCTTTACACTTATTGCAAAATCTTATGTTTATTGGATCTATAGAAAAAAACATTTTGTTACACCAACCAAGACAATTAACCATTTTTCCTTTTGCCAGATTTTGACTTTTTTTCTTCATTTGTTTCTCTTTCAAAAACTATTGCGTCTTTATCTTTTCCAAAGTAATCAAACTTTAATTTTCCTTTAAAACCTCTATTTTTAAAGAAAGTTATACTTTCCATATCATTTTCTTTAACATAAGCAATTATTTTTGAAAAGTTTAAATTTTCAACAAAATTAAGTAATGTAGAACCAAATCCGTTTTTTCTTAAAACTGGATCTATAACTAATTTATTTATTATTAAAAAATCATCTTCTTTTGAAAAAGCAATAAATCCAATTATAGTATTGCTAACTTGACAAATATATATAGATGTATTCTTTTTTCTAACATAATCAATAAATTCTTGTTCTTTCCAGCCGTTATTTGTTTTTAAAACCCCAAAATCAGGATCTTCTATTAGATTTGAATCTTCTTCTATTCTGACTAAATCAACTATATTTCTTTTTAAGGCGATTTTTGTTTCTGCTATTTTTTTCATGTTGCACCACGCTTTTTAATGCGTATCATTCTAACATACTTTTATCAGACGATAAGCAAAAGGTAATGGCGTTAAATAAAAACTCAAATGTCCGGTTCTTTCGACCATTCCTACACCGGAATAAGCTTATCACCGAAGGGTAAATACCCCAAGGGTTCTGGTTGGTAGCCAAACCAACATGGAGCAGAGAAGTAATAGTAAATCAAAAATTGAGAATGGACTTACCCCCTGTCCGCTCAAACCTAGATGATTTTACAAATCTATTTACTATTCACCCTGTAGAGGCTTATGGTAAAAGGCTCTGTTTTAATTAAATCTCTTAGAATATCTAGGAGATAATGGGGGTTTTATGCAAAATAATACCAATTTGGTTGATTTCTATTTTTCCATTCAGCAATATGAGATTTTGCTTTTATATAATAGTTCTTATATCCATCTATTGGGTTTGTTTGCTTTAATTCATTTGGCATAGCTTGAACAAATTCTGTCATTTCAGTATTTTGAACTTTACAAGCATATGTTAAACATTCTTTAATTATTGCTTCGCATTTATGTACTTTTTCATACCGATAAGTATATTCTCTACAAAGTTCTAAACCTAATTCACATAACCAAACAAAATTACCCATGCTTTCTCCTGCCCAAATAGTGCATGGGTGTTTGACATGAGTTGATTTATAAGGTGTTTTAACTCCATTTTGATTAAGAACTGTACAAAGCATTTGAGCCGTTTCTAAAGGCATTTTAACAACATGTTTGTTTACATGCCATTCAGCAGCTTGTCTTGGGTTTTTGTCTAACACAAATATGTTCATAACTTACTCCTTTAACATTTTATTCGCTTATTAGGGTGTAGTATTTATTATGAAAATTATATTTGATCATATAAATGGTTTTGGAAAAGTTTCAAATCAAGATTTGATTTATACACCTATTTTTGCTTACCCAGATATAAATGATAACTTTGATGATTTGCTTGAGCAAGGATGGTTGCCTTGGGATAATTATTGGTTTCAATCTCGAAGTGTCAGATACAACCTTTCAAAAATCGAATTCCATAAAAAAACAAAAAAACTTGCAAAAAAAATAGAATATCAAATTGGAAAACCTTCAAATGAAGATATTTTAAGAATTTCAAATTCATATCAATCTAAAAAAGGTTTTATAAGTGAACATGTTTTTGACAATGAATTAATGTTAGAAAATACTATACAATATTTTTATGAATCAAATCTAATAGGATTTGTTTGTTATAAACTATTTAAAAAATCATTCATAGGTGTTCAGTTTGCTTGGGATTATGAAAAACCGTCTTTATCTTTAGGAAGTATAAGTACACTAATAGAATGCACTTTAGCAAAAAGATCTGGGTGTATTTATTATTATATGATGGGCGGTTATGAAGAATGTTCTCTTTATAAAAATCAGTTTAATGGCTTTGAATGGTGGACAGGTAAAGAATGGTCAAGCGAAAAAGAACTTTATCAAAGTTTATGCAGGAGAGATTCTTTAATAGAGATAAAAAATGTCAATTGTAATATATGAGCCAAGACAAGAATTAGAAGTTGAAACACCTAAAGGAAGAGGAAGAATTTGGCTCGTAACTGAATATGGTACTGAGATAGAAAAAATATTTACAGTTATATTAAATAATGGCTTAATATGGGAATTTACTAATAAGGATGTTGTTGCAACAAAAAATATAACTATGGGAAGAACAAATGTCGATTGCAAACCAAATTAAACAGTTTTTTTCTGTATCTTCTGTTGTTATTGTAGATATAGATAATACCGTTTTAAGAAATGGTATATATCCAATAAAAAAAATGGTTGATTATATAAATGAATTGTCAAAAGATCATAAAATATATATGATTACTGGAAGACCAGAATCTAATAGATCAGAAACTGTTAAATCATTAAAAAAAGCAGGATTGAAATACAATCGCTTAATGATGAATAACATTGGTGGAAGTCCAAAAGATCAGCTAGAGTCTAAAAGAAAACATGCACAATCAATAAAAGATAAAATTATATTAGCTATAGATGATAATCCAAAAGCTAGAAATGTATATAAAAAATTAGGCATTAAAACTAAATCTCCTAAAAAATGATTAAATTTATAACAAAAGCAGACTATAATAAAAAGTGTTTAGAAGATAAATATTTTATAAATAGATGGAATTATTATAATGATGCTATAGAACTAGCAAAGAGTTTAAGTCCTCAGTCTGTTCTTGAATTAGGTTGCTCATCTTTTCCGCTATGTTTAAATTCAACAAGAATAGATTCAAAATATAATAGTGAAATCAATCATGTTTTTGATTGCACAAAAACCCCTTGGGATTTTAAAGAAAGATTTGATTTATTAATATGTTTACAAACTTTTGAACATTTTAAAAACAAACAAACAGAAGTATTTAATCAAATAAAAAAAATAGTTAACAAAGCTATAATATCAGTTCCATATAAGTGGAATAAACCAAATAACTGTCATCATA